ATGACGATATCCCTATACCCCGAGATCGGGCCGGGAACCAGAATTGCTCCGGTGAAGATCGCCTCCTTCGGTGACGTGTTGGAGGTTCGGGACTGGTCTTGGAACCTGCGTGGCTACCTCGATATGAACTGCCGACCGCTTTCTCCTCTTGGGCCGCCAATGCCTGAGCCGATCGCACGGCGGCAACATGTCGAGCGGTTACACGCGGATGCGGACAAGCGCCCACCTCACAAGGGGCTTTGCTACTTCATTGGCGGCGATGTCGGAGCTATCAAGATCGGCTTTTCCGTAAGCGTGAAGTCCCGCCTTCAGGCGCTTCGCTCTGCGTCCCCGATCCCGCTCGACATCCTAGCAACATGCCCCGGTGGGGAGGCCCGAGAAACGGCCTATCACTTCCAGTTTGATGAGCATCGCCTTCATGGCGAATGGTTCGAGCGTCACCACGACATCCTCGCCGAAATCGAGCGCCTGAACGCCTCAGCTCCCACCCCTCGTCACCAGACCGTAGGAGGGTCGGATGACTAACTACCGCGATAGCATGCGCTCGCTGCTCTGCACCCGCCTGAGGGCCATGGCGAGGATCCAGATGCAGATGGCGACGGCTCTGACCACCAAAGGGCAGGACGAGCTGCGCAAGCACTTCATTGAAAGCGCTGGGATGATGATCGAGGCGGTGAAGGAGATGGAGGCATGACCAACCGCCTCACCATCGCCAAGGCCATCGCGTCCAAAACCTACGCATTCGCAGGCAACTATCCCGAGGATGCGCCGCAGTACGACTGCGGCGAATGGGAGGAGATGGGCGAGCTTGCCCATGCGACCTATCTCGACGCAGCGGATGCAGTGATTGCCGAGATCGAGAGGCTGAATATAACCAATGCTAACAACGGCCGCGATCAGTATCGGGAAGCCCTCGAAACCCTGATCGCCAAACTAGATGCTTGTAACCGCTTCGAACGTGGTGCTGGCGGCATGACGATAGAGGCGCAAATCCGCCGCACCGAGCTACGCGGTGTCCCGGCAATCTGGGTCGAAGAAGCGCGTGAAGCCCTTGCTTCCGCGCTTTCCCCCTCCAGCCAGGAGGGGCGATAGGCGATGGTAGAGCAATTCTCCTTCTACGATGGCCCGTGGGAGAACTCGCGGGTTCCGGCGATTGTGCGCTGGATGCGGGAAGTCGCGGACAGGACCGATCGTGAAGCGCCGGGGCCGTCGTCGTCTTTTGGAGCCGGACTTGCCGTCATGTTTCTGCGCAGGGCTGGCGACGCCATCGAATGCGGCGCACACCTCGCCGAGCATGAGAAGGGAGAGGGGTGAGATGAGCCGACCCTTGGAGCGTTTTTATCAGCAAGCAACTATGCGACCCGGATTGATCCGAAAAATTTGCGCATACCGGCATGGCGGCGATTACGAGTGTAAGGAATGCCCGCCTTGGGTGGACACTCCCTATGGTCCGGCTCAACGCGGCTGTTACGCGCTTGCCGTCGAAATCATCGCCAAAGTTTTAGAGGACGAGGCCACAAGGCAAATTGAAATACCAGATTTTACGAGGCCTCAGCCATGACCTCCGAGCAACTGATCGAGGCGTGCGCGAGGGCTTGACCCGACTCGCCCCGAAGCGCGTTACCGGCATATGGACCAGAAGCGCGCTTCCGAGATGACCGACAAAGAGCTGGTGCAGGAGTGGAACTGCATCGAGGAGTGCGACTTCAGCGCGCCTCGCACGGATGAGCTTGCTGCCGAGCTTGAGCGCAGGAACATAGACATCTGACGCCCCTGCAAGCCCTCCGCACGCTAGAGAAAGCCGCCGAGTGCATCCGAGAGGCTCCGCAAACTGCGCAGCCGATCCGTGACGCCCTGAACGCGCTGCGGGGCCGTGTGGAGCGCTGGCGGCTCGACTACCTGTGGGAGTATCTGCAATTCGACGCGAAGGCCGAACCGAACCGGCTGATCGGGGCACAGCAGAACGCGTCCGCTGCCTTACGCGGCATCGCCCATGTCTTGAAGCTGCCGTTGCTGGGGCCGGTGGAGTTGGCGGAGGCTGTCAGGGATTCCCCTCCCGCCCGTGATCGGGTATAGGGGACGGAGCTGCGGCGCCAAGTCTGCGGTAACGTCTCTGTACCCGGTGGCAGATAGCCGGAGAGAGGCCAGCAGCTACATATGGGCGAGAGCATGGCTGGTGTATGCATTTTGTCTCGGCAGTGGATTTGATCACCCACACCGGACAAGAGGGCGGTTTGATTCCGCCTCTCACCCTGCCAGCCTACACCGCTCCCATCCCATACTCGAACCGCCCAACCCCATTCAGCATATCCGCGTATTCTTGAGCCTTGCCATCGGTGCGGAAGATCGGGCCTTCCTCTCGATCGTCGGGCGACAGGTCCGGCCCCGTGCGCACGCGGACGCAGAAATACTGGCGGAGGTTGCCCGCGCCATCGACATAGGCATGCTCGCCCGGTGCGAGGTGGCGGCGAGTTAGGAGGCCCACGTAAGGCCGCCCCAGCTATCCTGCGCCATCACAACGCCGCCAGCACCTTACCCGCCTCAGCCTTCAACTCCGCCAAGCCATCGGTGAACACCGACTGCCCGAGCTGGATCAGGAAGGACTTGGCATCGGGCAGGGCCTTGATCACGTCGGGCGCGGCTTCAAGCGCTTCAGTCGCCACCGCGAACAGCTTGTCGCTGCTCGACATGCTGGACGACTTGAGGCTGTCGATGATCCGCTGCATGTCGGCCACTAGATCCGGAAACTTGACCTTGGTCGCCGCGACCAGCTTATCCACCTCGGAGCCGGCGAAGGTTTCGAGATCGTGGCCGGCGTCCTTCAGCGCGGCTTTGACGATGGCGTGCTGCTCGTCATTGAGCAGGGCGAGGTGGATGCCGAGTAGGGACATGGTTCAGGCTCCTTCATTGGCCGGCGCGACAGGCACCGGCTGGTCTGCGGGTTGCTGGATGACGACGGGGGTGATTGCCGGCACGGGTGGCGCGTCGGGCAACTTGTTCAGCGCCGCGCTTACCGTGGCATCGCTGGCGCCGGTCGAGCGCGTGGGAGCCTTCAAGACGCCGATCAGGCCGCCCGTGATGGTGCCGAGGCCGAACACCTCCAGCTTGCCCATGATGCCGCCGTTGATCGACGCTGCGACCAAGGCGCTATCGAACACGAAGGCCAGGGCGACCAGCGTCGCGATGAACGCATAGAACTGGAAGCGATCGGGGTTGTCGGTCATGCGTCATACCTCGTCAGATTGGACCCGCGCATGATCGAGCCGAGCAGGCTCCCGTAGTGCGGATCGGTGGCGTAGCGCCCGGTCAGCTCGTCCGCGAAAGCGAAGGGATCGGGCAGGGCATCGCGCGCCGGCTGGTAGATCGGCGCGGTTGCGAGCAGCCGGGCATGGAGGTCGAACGCCTCCGCTACGCTCTCGAACTTGCGGAACCCGGCGTTGATCGTGATCGAGCGTCCGTACTTGTCCACCTCGCGCGTCGGTACGGTGACATGAGGCTGACCGGGGAGGGCCTTGATACCGAACGGGTTGTTCGAGCCGGCCGGCATGTGATTGCCCCAGCCCGACTCCAGCGCCCATTGCGCAAGGCTTATCGAGGCTGGCACCTTGTACTTGGCCTGTGCAGCGCGGGCGGCTTTGACGATTTCGGAGGATGGCTGGGTCACGACGAAGCCCTCTTGCTGGCGACCTGATCAAGCTGGGTCAGCATGTGGTCCATCACGCCGTCTGCCGCTGTGTGAGGCGCGACGCGCAGCGTAGAGACCTGCATCTGGACGATCTGGCGCTTGAGGCCGGCTATCTCCTCCGACTGCTTCACGATCGTCTGCTGCGCCACGACGAGCAGGTCGCCATTCTCGGCGATGATCTTGGACTTCTTCGCGTCCCGCTCCTCCAGCGCGTCGATCCGCTCGGAAAGGGTCTCGTTCGCCTTCATGCAATCCTCGTGGCGCCTGTCGGCCGCCTCGATCTGCTTGAGATAGCGTTCGTCCGAATCCTTGAGACGCGCCTCCATCCGCTCTTCGACCTTGCTCTGACGGTTGGAGATGGCGTCGAGAAACGCCGGCACACCCTTCCACAGAATGAGCAGCAGGATGCAAACCTGAATCCACGTCGGGACAGAACCCCACGTGATCTTGCCGAAGATGCCGGCCAGATCATCCACGGCGTCCGCGCCTCCACTGCTCACACCGGATCACGACGACCGCCAGGCACGCGAGACAGACGATACCAACCATTGCTAGCCCCCAACGCCACGATGACGGTCTGCAAGCCGAAGGTGGCGTTCAATACCAAGGCCCAGAAGGTGAAGTCCGTGGGCGCAAGCTCACGGTAGATATCGATCCCGACTTGCAGGACGACGACCAGCACGAAACCGGCGCGCCAGCCGCTCAGGGCGCGAAAATTGAACAGGCAGAAGCCGAGCGTCAGCACGTCCACCGCTGAATTGACCCGTAGCGGGTTCATGAAGAGCCAGCCGATGTTGCTGAACGACCACGCGATGATCAGGACCAAGGCCAGCTTGACGCAATCCTCCCGATCACGGCTGGTCGAGCGCAACGCAAACGCCAGCGAGGCGAAAGCCATCGCACCGAATACCGAGACCAGGAGGATGTCGCCGAAGTCCATCAGCCGCTCACAGGCGGGACGGGCTGCGAGATCGGCGTACCGCCACTGTCCGGATGCGGACCCGGATCAGGTGCGGCGATGCCGAGCAGGAAGGCGATGATCACGGACATGTCAGGTCCCCGGCGGCTTGGGCGGGGGCTTGATCGGCGTACCACCCGAATCCGGCTCGGGCGGTACGGGCACCGGAGGCTGCGTTGCCATCTTCATTCTCCTGCCGGGGGTCCGCCCGGTGCGGGGTCATGCGGGCCACGACCAGCTTCCGCCGGTAGCATTGGCGATGGCTGTCCCGCTCTCGGGCACCGGCCCGTGTATGAAGTGGTCGCCGTGGCTGCTGATCAGCATCAGGTAGACGCCGACTGAGGGATCGACCCACCCGTAGTCAGGATGATCCTCGATCGCGTGGCCGGCTTCTTCCATCTCCGCCGTGAGCGCGACAGGTGGTTGGGCCTTCACCAAAGCGACGCGGTATATCCCATCGTCAACGCCGGTGATGCTCGACTTATAGGCGACCTGATCGTCAGCCTGTGGCTGCTTGCTCATGCTGTGCGCTCCGCGATGTCTCGCTCGGCATTCACGATCGGGAATCCGCCATCGTTCGCCGGGTCGGGGTGGATGTTGTCGCTCGCGTGCCAAGGGCGGGTGCTGGTCGAGGAGTAGTCCGCTGCCTGGGCGCCATAGTCCTGTTGGAGATGGCGAAAGGCTGTGCCGCTGGTGATCGCCACCGCGCGAACCGCCGCTGCATATGCCGCCATCTCGACAAGGTTGGATGTGCGCTGATTTTCCTCCGGCACCATGATCAGGATGTCGGCGCGCGGGCAGGCGGTTTGCACCGCGGTTACAATGGTCTGGATATAGCCGGCAAAGACATTGGGTAGCGTGCTGCTGGTCTGGTCGTTCGGCCCGAGCATGATGCGGACCTGATCGGGATTGAGCGCAGCGATAGAAGCCTGCCACTTGGGATCTACGACGCGAGCCGCCCACTGCGCTGCCGACGAGCCTGTCGCGCCGAGCTTGTTGATGCGCACGCCCTTGGCAGTGTTGCGCAAGTCGAGACCGTAGAGAACCGGCGAGCCGGCATTCGGCCTGATCCAGACTGCGAAGGCGCCGGTCGTCGGCAGGCCTGTCAGCGTCGTGTTGTTGATGTTCGTGCCGGTCGAAGCGTCCACGGTCGTCCACGTCGTGCCGCCGTCGATCGACCAATCGTAGCTGGTGCTGGCGACTGGCTGCGCGAGGATGTTGATCGTCAGACCATTGCCGGCGACGATATTGTTGACCTTGTAGATGTTGGCCGCGCCAGAGGCCGTGACTTGGCAGGCGTCGGGACCGTAGCCAGTGGCGTAGGATGTCGTCCAAGTGCCGACCGTCGTGACCGTCAGCCCCTTCCAGTTGGTCCCGTTGATGTTGCCTTGTCCGGCATCCGGGTTGCCGAAACCGACGAAGCCATAGCCAGCATCGCCATAGGCGCCCTGCATATAGGCCACGTATGGACCGGAGGCCCGCTGCGGCAAATGCGTATAGCTGTCGCCGATCAGTGCGATGGACAGCTGCGTCGTCAGAACCGCAGCCGCGCCCATCTTGAGCGCCATGATCCGCTTGTGCGTCTCGCGCATCCGGTTGTAGCCGAAGCCCGGCGCACGGTGCCGCTCGATCGCGGCCATGTCGTCAAGGTAGCAATCGTCGTAGATGAGCGGCTGCGTGTCGTTGACGAATAGCGACAGGCCGGTGATATCGACCGGCGTGGCGCCAACCGAACCCGTGGCGAACCAGCGCAACTGCCCGTAGACGCCAGTGTCCACCATCGTTTGTGTGATGGTGTAAGTCATCGTGATCTGCTGCCAGCCAGCCGCGATGAACGTCGTCGTCTGCCGCATCGTCGTGCCGATGACCGCGTTGCTGCCGTCGCGCATGATGATATCGAGCGGGACCGCCTGAGCCGAGTAGACCATCGCGGCGACAGTGACCTTGTCCCCGGCCTTCAGCCCGATCGTGCGCAGATCGAAGTTGATATTTACCGCAGCCGCGCCAGTGGGCAGGCGAATGACGTTCTTGGTCGGAAACGGGCTTGTCGAATTCGTAGTGACGATGGCCGGGATAGATACGCCGGCCAACTCGGAAAAGCCCCAGCCACCAGAGCGGAACCGGGCACCGGCCACGTAGCGACGAAGAAACGGGTCTTCCCATAGGTTCTTCTGCGTTTGGACGACATTCGTGAGCGAGCCGGGCTTGGCAGCGGCGATGAAGGCCGGTTGATACGCGCCGATTGCAGCCGCGACGGCGAAGATAATCTTCGTGCCGCCCGAGAGGGTGGCGCGCAGTTCGATCGTCGCCGTGTTCGCGGGAATGACGGTCGAAGGTAGTGGCACGTCCAGCAAGCCCGAGGCGAGCCCGGTGACGGAAATCGGCCCCGGCGACAGGCTTGCTCCCGACGCATCGCGGAAGAACGCCGAAACCGAGCCGCCAGTGCTGCTGAAGTTCGCCGAGACGCGTAGTGAGAGAATGTCGCCGGCCTTGGCGTTCAAGTCGCCGATCGTGACGATCCGCTGAGCGACGTTGGAGCCCGTCGCCGTGACGCTGCCCTTTCCCCAGGGACTTGCCGCATCTACCGCGATGGCAGTGCCGCCATAGGCCGCGTTGACGCGGTTCCCGAGCATCGGTCGGAGCGGAAGCTGCTCGCCGAACGGGTCGGGCCAGACGTTCTGGAATAGGCTGGCGGCGGACAGGGACGAGGGCGTGACAGCCAGCACCGATGACGTGCCGGCAAGCATGTCGGTTTTCGTCGCGCCGGCCATCGTGCCAGGGGTGCCCTTAAAAGCCGCATTCAGCGCCGTCAGGATCGTGTTGCCGCCGGACTGATCCTGCCAGTACCCATTATTAGCGACGGTCGGATCGCTGGTGACGAGGTAGATCTTGTTGCTACCGGTCGAGGCGGGGAGGGCGGAAGCGGTTGCGTAGGGGGTGGCGCCAGTGAGCACGCCTTGCACGTCGCCAGCAAGCTCCGCGAACGCCGCCAACAGTCCCTCTCGCGAGGGCTCCATATTCGGATCGGGCGGGGAGCCGAAAAGCGCGTCCCTGAGTGTGTCGATTGCGCTCACGCCGCACCCTTCGGAAATATCGTGCCGTCAGCATAGCTGTGCACGACATTTTAGACAAGCGTGTTGAAACAATCGGAAAGTGCTAGGGCGTGCCTTGTGGTGGTGGGTTAGGTGGCACGGCCGCCTCGCGGTACGTTCCCGGCGCCGATGGATCGCTGCCCTCCACCGGCTGCAACTTCCCGTCCTTGCGTACCATCGCGCCGATCACTGGGTTAGCCTGGACCGTCATGTCACGGTCCCGCTGACAGGCCCGGTCGGCGTCGCGTCCAGCGCATCGCCATCGGTCGCCACGACCCAATAGTTATAGGAGCCCGCCGCCACGGTGTCGGTGATCGACTGGACCTGCCCGACGCCGCCGCCGTAGCTCGGAACAATCTTCGTCGCCGATCCAAAATCGGAGGTCGTCCCCCGCCACACGTCGGACGAGAAGAACCGCAGATCATTGGGGTTCTTCCACGTCACCACCGCTTGTCCGGTGCCGCCTGCGACCGTCAGGTTCGTACTGGACGGCAGCGCATCGACTGGCGAGACGACGGCGTATTGCCAGCCGGGCCCGTTGCCTGAGCCGACGACGTAGCGGTAGCGGATCGTATAGCTGACACCCGCCGGCACGACGCCGCTGACCGCCGTGTTGAGGTTGATCGCCATCGGCGTCCACGGATCGCTGTCGCTGCCCGTGATGGCGGAGGTTAGGATATACTCAGCCACATAGGTGGCATCGTCGCGGTCAGGATCGGGGAAATCGACCTTCAGCGTGCCATCCTGATAGTAGGCGTTAGCGCCGACGATGGCGGGATAGGTCACTGCGGTGGAACTGCCGTCCACCACGGGCTTCGGCTGTTCTTCGCCGGGCAGGAGCGTCCAGCGGCTCGACGTGATCGGAACCGCCCCGAAGCCGGTCATGATGCCGGTTGCGTCCATCTCGACCGGGGCTGCTATCTCGTAGTCGCCCGCGAAGGTGTTGTCGTAGTTAATCTTGACGATCCGCTCCTGCCGCGCGCGCAGTCCGCGCAGATTCACGGTCGGGCCGATCTTGTGGCGGGGCTGCGAGCGCAGGCCGATGCCTTTTGCCAGTCGCATGGCCTGGTTGTGGCTCTGGCAGGTCAGGATATCGACCGTCAGGAACTGCGGCGTCTGCGTCGGGTCGTAATAGATCGGGTTGAGCCATGCAGCGGACGGCTGCGAGGTGTAGTTTGCCTCTGGCTCCATGTAGTTGACGATCACGCCCTGCGTGACGCTCTCGCCGTCCTGCGCCTCGACGGACGACATGGCCATGATGTCACGGTTGCGGCTGAACGACAGCGTCGGCTCATACCAGTAGCCTGCGCGGCACCACGATTTGCCGTCCTCGTCATAGACGATCTCGCCATCCATCGAGAGGAGGATTTCGCGCTCGGCGTCGGCGCGCATCTTCGTGTCCACGATCGCCGTGCCGCACTCATAGCGCTTTTGCGTGCTCTCGATGCCGACGACGGTCTGATCACAGATGTCCGCCTGCTCGGCGATGCGATCCCAATTGATGCTGCTCTCGGGCTTGCGGCGCCCGAACTTGTGCGTGCGGAACCACGCCCACACCAGCGCGGCGTTGCGGCTCGGCTTGTAGGTCGAACGGTTGCCGAGAACCTGCGACGTGTCGCGCGGATCATACATGTTGGCCCAATCGCCGAGCACGTTGACGGCGGGTTCGCCGAGGCCGAACGGGCCGCGCCAGCGATAGATTTTGTAGCGGTTCTCGACCTTGAGCGCGTCCATGCAGATGACGGAGAAGGTCGTGCCTACCAGCCGATGATCACTGGTCCATTTGGACGGGAACTCGCTGTCCAGCGCGGCGATGCGGGGCGGCGTCGGATCGGTCTCGCTGTAGGTCGTTGTCCAGATACGGACGTAGCCCCTGCCGTCACCATCGAACTCGGCCGGGTCCTTGTCCTTGTTGGTCTTGAGCCGAAACTCCTTCTGAATGACGTAGTGGTTCGCGTCGAGCGTGACCGCTTCGTCGTCGAGAAAGTGCGAGAAGCCGGGCTGCAAAATCTCGTCGGCATGGACGATGATGTACCAGAACCGACCCTGACTATCGAACTCGCCGAACAGCGCGCCGCCGCCCGAGCGGGCGCGACCGGCGTTGATCCAGCGGGGAGGGTCGGGAATGCGGACGTTGGTCTTGGCGTCCTCTACGGATGGGGCTTTAGCACCTATGCCAAGGACCGCCTGAATCAGAAACGTGCCTGTGGCAACGATGACAGTGCCAATCAGAGTCGCCAGAAAGCCAGAACCAAGCGCCCCGCTCGCAACCAGCCCGCCAGCGCCGAAAGTGAAATAAATCAGCGCCGCGATGGCTACGAGCGCTACGATTTTCTTGATAAAGCCCACGTCAGCGCGCCTCCATGGCGCGCCATACGCCCCGCCATTTGACGAAACCGAGACGCACCTCAGCGACGCCACGCTCCAAGCGCGCGGCGACACTATCCCCTGTGCAGAGAACTGGAATCACGTAATCCGTCTCCGCGAGCAGCCCGATTATATCGCCGCGCTGCGGTCGCTCATCAACCAAAGTGCCGCCGACCATTTCCATGACAGCTTCCATGCCGCCGAGCTCGGTGAGAAGCGCCTCGGCTTCGCTGGCATCGCCATAGGTGCCCATGAACCATGGCATTTCGGATGCTGACCCTGCGCGGATGAAATACGCAGCCGCAGACAGGACGCAGTCGTTGACGCCATACTGATGGGGATGCCGCCGCCAATCGCGCAGCGTCTCGTCCACGGCGTCCATCAGGGCACCGTGTACGTGCGGTTGGCTAGCAGCGCGAGATATTCGCAGCCCCGATCGAGCGTCACGCCGAGCTCGGTAGCACGACGCTTCTGCATCGTGTCGGCATAGGTACGGTTCGGAGTCTCGCTGCGGCCGTTGTTGTTATCCTTCGCCTTGATCGAGGCGGTATAGGTCTTGACGATGGTGCCATCAGCGTTGCGGGCGACTTGCTCTGAAAACAGCGGGCTGAACATGATCAACTCCTTGTAGAAGCTGATCGGTATGCCGGGGCGCAGGCCTTCGCCCTCTTTGAAGATGACGATGTAGCAGGTGAGCTTGCGGCCATAGACCTTGTCTTGTTCGGACTTCAGGCCTTCGTAGAGCGCAAGGATATCCTCTCCCGGCACTTGGGGGATATTGAACGAGAAGGTGTAGGTGGCGCTGGTACCGTCCCGGCCGTCCTGCAACGAAGGCGTCTTGTGCATCGTGCCGCCCTCGGCGTTCATGGTGCCAAGCCACTCGTTGCCGTCGCTGTCCGTGAAATTGCCCTGCCCGTCCCAGAGGCGGACAGGCTCATCCTTGAAGTCGTAGAACCAGCATTTCCGCGCCGTGCAGACGATGTCCGTCACGTCGTCAGCCGCCCCTAGTATCTCGTCGATGTAGTCGTAGAAGGCGCTCAATGGACCCGCTCGCTGGTTTTTTGCAGATTACGTCATGGCTGCCTCGGAAGCAATATTATTGCGTGTCGAAGGCCTAATCGTTCTTTCCAAGGCTCCTAAGCGAGACGGATGAAGGATCCGAGCGATCCGCCGCTATCTTCCTCGATAGTCTGGCAATGTCTTTGTCCCAAGTGCCAGCCCATCCGCCCGCCTGAGCCTGCTGGCAAAGTTCGATCGCGCGGACGTAGTTGCCGCGCTTTTCCTCAATGATGCGAAGCTGGCGAAAGCATGCGTGCGCTGGAACTGAGCCGAAAAATGCCTTCGCTTCATATGCGGCCTCCTCCTGGATGGCGATGCACATCTCGCAGGCGGCAATGGCGCCATCTAATGCGCCGGGGATTTGGTCCCGCCATCGGTAAAGAACGGCGCAATGATTTGCGAGAGCGAAGTGCCGGTCAAGCACCTCAAGATCATCATCAATGAATTCCACTGATTTATTGATAAAGGCTATAGCGCAATGTGCGCGACCGGGCCTGTTAAACCATACGGCGACCGCCGACAGATACTTGAACTTGTTTGTGTTTGAATTGCATCCTGTGCCATCTATAAGAGGCCGACGCATTACGCCTACAGATGGATCGCTGTTTATGCCCGATACGCCCATTCCAAGAGGCGCATACGTGTTTGCCATCCATTCTTGGTCGTCTTCTGAGAACGCGCTAAACCACCAATCATTAAGACCTAGCGCCGCGATATCGCCAGCCACCGCGCTATCTATAGCGCTCATTGGCCAGATGAATGCCCCATCTGAGCAGATATCAAACACCGATTTCCAAGCCGCGCGACATCCGAATCGACGCGCGTGCTGGTGAACGGGTGACGATAAAGTGCGCGCAGGGTAACGCTGCCGCCCTCCTCGCGTAGCTTGAACGTCTCCCACGCCTCGGTCGAGGTGGCGAACCCGGCATTGGCGTGAAAGTCGATATCGTTGCCGCCTTCCACTGGAAGGATGAGCACTCGCCCATGCCTGCTCATCTCCCGCGCAATGCACGCGGCGGCATCATTCAACGTCATGTCGAGCGTGATGGTATGGCCCCAATCCCGATGAGGGGAATTGTTGCCAAAACCGGCGCTCGCCGGGGCCGCGGTCAGGGCGAGGAGCAGAGAGATACGCTTCATGCCACGAACCTGCCACTCAGCATCCGGCTTGGCGAGTCCTCATAGCAGCGCCTCTTGCAGAACGATCTTTCCAAGCTGGACGTGCCCGAGATTGTTGTATGCCGCACGCATGTCGGCGCCGTTGCTGATCCGCCCGGTGAACCATGGCCGCAGGTAGCAGTTATCGCCGGCCGCAATGTCGCGCCGCAGGGGCGGGGTGACGATGGCGGTCGCGACATCGCCGACGTAGCTGATTTCGTCGATCAGATAGGTCTCATAGTCGTGGCCGATGACGTGGCCGACGCCAGCAATCGGTCCTACGCCAGTGAGGTCGATCGTGACAGCGACCGATCCCTTGAGGCCGTCCGCCGCATAAGTGGCGGTGAAGTCGCCATCCCATTCCTCTTGGTTGGACCACGCCTGCCCGTTGCTCCACGGCACGGCAGTCATGCCGCGCTGTTTGCTGAAAGCGATCTGAGGCGAGGGGGCGAGGCGGAAGCGGAAGGCCTGCCCATTGATCTTGGACATGATCCACGACGCCAGCGGCGCATCCCATTCCGTGTCGATGATGGCCGGCTCGATCTCCAGCGTGCCGAAGCCGCCGGGCTCCGGCGTGATGAACTGCGCGCCGCCGGTCGTCAGGCCGCCGTCATAGCCTTGGCCAGGCACATGGAAGAGCTGCGTGGCGATGCGGAACGTGGGGAATTGGTAGATCTTGGTCACGTCGCCACCGCCCCATCCTGATGCCAGTCCTGAAGCCAAGAGTTCAGGCTGCGCTTGACGGTGCTGGTCGTGGCTTCGGCACCCTGCTGGACCATCGACTGCACGTCTTTCTGGCTGACCGTGCCGGTCAGATGATAGTCGTTCTGGATGTAGATCGGAGGAAGGGTCGGCTTTCCACCGCCATGCACCTGCACGCCAAGCGAGCCGTTGGCGCCGCGCTTGAGTGGCACGACGGCCTCGGGACCTGCTTCGCCCATCTCACCCATCTTCGCACCATTCGCGAAGCGGAAGAGCGTCGGGCTGGTGACTATGCTGTTCGTGAAGGTGCCGCCATTGGCGAAGCGCTGCGCGACGCCGAACATATTACCCTTCGCGGACACTTCGAACGGCGTTGCGCTTCCCACCAACGGCGCGGTTGACGCCGACCACGAACCGCCGCCGCCAGCGCTGTCCAGCAGCTTGCTCAGGAAGTCCCCACCGCCCGAACCGCCGCCGAGAGCATTGGTAAGCGTCTTGTCGAGCAGCTTGCTGATGATGCTGTTGAGCGCGTTGACGACGGCATCGGCAAACGCCTTGAACGCGCTCTTGCCCTGCTCGATATCACTGATCCAGTCCGTGAAGAACGACTTCTCGATGTCGCGTGCATCCGAGATGGCCTGAGCCTGCTGATCGATCGCATAGCGGGTCTTGCCGTAAGCGGCGGCAGCGGCATTGAGCTGATCGACCTGATCACTGTTAAGGGGCCGGCCCGCCTTTTGCGCGTCGTTCAGGCGTTCGGTGGAATAGGCGTATGCGTCCGCCGCTGCGCCCGTGAGGCCAAGGCCTTTGCGCTCAAGATCAAGCGCGTACATCTGGTCTTCCGCATCCTTGCGGATTTTCTCGGTATCCGTAAGGCGGTTCTGCACCGTCAGGTCTGCGGCGTTCTTGTCCACCTTGGAGATGATACGCGCAGAATCCTCCCCGGTCAGACTCTCGCCCTTCGGCAGCGCGTTGCGGGCCGCAGTCAGCGCGTCGAGCTCGGCCTTGGCCTTGTTCAGCGCATCGCCGTACAGCCCGATCGTCGCTGTCTGGTCGTTGATCGCATCGTTCTGCTTGTCGAGGCTGTCGAGGCTGGCCTGAACCGCCGTGGCATAGTCTGCCGCCACCTTCGCATCCGCATAGGCCTTGGAGAGCGCATCAACCTTGCCTCGCAGGGCGTCCGTGAGCGGGATGCCGGCCTTCTGGATCTGGTTGAGCAGCTTCGTGCGTTGCTCCAACTCATCGGCCGCGCGGGCCGACAAACCAACCGCAGCGGCGCGGGCGTTCTCGGTGTTGATGTCGTCCTGCGCGCCCTGAAGGATGCCGTCGAGCGGGTTCTTCTTCTCCTTGGGCTTGTCGTAGGAATCCTTTGCCATGTCCGCTTGACGCTTCTGCGCGTTGGTGCGGGCCTGTTTGACCACGTCCTCCATGAACTTCTGCGCGTCGCCGTAAGCGGTCTTGTAGCCTTCGGTGAGCGTCGTGAACGGGTTTTCTGCCTTGCCGGCCTTGATGTTGCTGATGGCGCGCTCGACCGCGTAAGCCATGCCGGTAAACGCGGCATAGACCCCGGCGACTGTTGCACGAGTGGCGGTGATCAAGAAATCAAGGACGCTGTTCCACGCCTTCTTGATGTCGCCCGTCGTCAGCCCAAACGCCGATGCAACCCGCTCAAAACCGACCTGAAAAACGGCCTTGAAGGTATCGCCGAACGACACGGTGATGTCGTTGAGCTGCTTCACCTCGGCCTTGGTATAGCCCATTGATGTGGTGTATTTCTTGAGCCCGCTATCATCGTTCGCCTGCTTGTTGAGCGCAACAAGTCCGGCGACAAACGGGGCTAGCACCAGGATAATGGCTCCGATGGCTATTGCGAGAGGAGCGAGAGCCGTCGCCTCTGCCGCCGCTGCTTCAGCGGCCGTTTCTGCAACCGCTTCGTTGGCGCTTGCCAGCGCATCAGCCGCTATTGCGGCTTCGGCCTCGGCCGCAATCTGTGCCTTCTGAGCCAAGGCAAGCCGTTCCGATGCTGCTGCCTGTTCATTAGCGGTGGTTGCCGCTCGCGCCTGCGCTTCGGCGAGCTCGATCTCGGCACCTGCGTTGACAGCGGCCGACTGGGCATTTTTTAAGTTACCTTCTATGGCGCCCGCAACGCCAGCTGCTTGCCCGGCGACCCCGTCCAACCCGGCATTGCCAACCTGCTTGATTAAGCCAAACGCTTGCAGAAGCTGGGATGCGAACCCAGTTGCGCTCTTCCCCGATATCGCGAATTGCGTAGCAAGGATCGACAGCGATCCGGGAAGCCTCGTGAGGTTGCCGCTGGCCAACTCGCGTGCGACCACAAGAGTTTCCCGCATGGCCACGGTGTTATTATTGGCGGCATGAGTAAGCTTATCGAAGCTCGACACGCCCGATCCGGCGTATTTGTCCATAAATGTCGCAGCAGAAACAGCACTCTGCCCCGAACGCGACAAGCCACTCGAAATCTTGCCTGCGCTGCTCGACACCGACGCTGCGGCACGATCGCTCGCCGACGAAACCTTCCCGAGCGCGTCGCTGGCCTTAGCCAGATCCGACGTGTCGATTTTTATCGAAAGCGCGGCCACATCCATACCCTACCTCCGCCGACCGGACGTGGCAGAGCGGAAGGCATCGCGCGGGTTCACGGGCGGCGCATCGTCGGACTTGTTCTGCCGCCTCATATACGCCCCGTCCATTTCACGGATGCAGACCTCGAACATCTCTGCATCCTCATAGTCCCAGCCGGCGACATGCCGGGCAATCGCGCTGGCGGGAATGGGGCCGATACCGAAGCCGATCTGGCGTTCCGTCGAGAGGGTCCAGAAGTCCTCATACCAGCCGCCGAACCCTTCCGTGATCTCAGGCGGCTCGAACGCTTCGGGTAGCTCGGAACCCTCCGCGTCCGCCTTCTCTTTTGCCGCCTTCCACTCGTCGTGGTGATCAAGCGACCAGAGAAGCGCCGCCGTCAGTTTCCCGCCGCCTCCTTCGCCGTCTCCGCGATGCGATCGGCGATGTTGTCACCGGCCCACTCGACGGCGGTCCGGTAGGCGTTGCCGATACCGAAGTCGTCGTCGGCCGTCAGAATTTCCATGGCCTTCTTGGGGTCGTACTTCAGCGGTTTGCCGCCGCTCGTCACGCCATCCCAATCGAGCAGGATATGTTCCGCCAGCGCCTTGCCGGCGCCGATCGAGAAGTTGACCACGCCTTCATCGGTGCGCAGCTTCTTGCCGCTGCGACGCGCGAAACCGGCGGTAGCCACGCGGAACGGCTTGTAGTTGGTGCTGCGGACCTTGAAGCGGACACCCTCCATGTTGGGGATGTCATCGACCCATTCGCCGTCGTTGAGGTTGGCCTTCTTGCCGAGATTGCCGATATCCATGCTTGTTCTTCCTCGGGCCTGCTCGGGTCTAAGGACGACGGCCGACCCGATCAGCCGCCGCCCCTAGCTGGTCAGATTTCGAGGATGTTGCTGTCGGGCATGATCGACCATGTGCGCAGCAGCGCTGTATTCGCCGCGCCGCCGCTCTTGGAGCCGGGCATCGCGAGGCCGTAGAACAGGTCCGTCGAGCCGGCAGGCTGGGCGCTGGCGGTGATCGAGGTGGCGGTGCCGGCCGCCGTCGTCGCGATAGCGGCGCCACCCGGCGTTGCGGAGACGCTGAAGCTGGTTGGCGTCAGGCCGGCCGCTAGGACATAATAGACGGTGCCCTCGACAAGCCCGGTCGGCAGCGTGCCGCCGGTCGCATCGAAGATCACCGGGGAACCGGCCTCAAGGCCGTGGCCGTTGGCCCAGGTGACGACGGCGGGGGTGGCGACGCTGATCGTGACTACATCTTCGGACGCGCAGCCGGCGCCCCATTCGACCTTGAAGGCGTAGGGCGAGCAGGACTCGATCGCAGCCTTGAACTTGATCTGGCCAGGATCGGTGGGCAGCGGCGCAAAGGTGTTCTCCATCGAAGCGCCGTTGCGCGTGCCCTTGATGTTGCGCGTCCGACCCTCACTGATGAAGGTCTGCGAAATCATCTCCTGCGTGTCGCCGAGCGATCCGCTCTGCGTCCAGCCGCCGATTTCCGTCCAGGCCACTTCCTGCGGCGTGAAGTCGGTGAGCGCGACCGTGCCTTTCGCGGCAACGCGGGTGCCGATGTAGATCTTCGATCCGTTGACTGCCTGCAAAGCCATGTCGCGCCGCTCCTGTTGCCCATAGCAGGGCCGTCCCACAATGGCGGAACATTACAGCGTGACGAGGCATAGCGCAACAATCATGCGCGTAGGTGTTCTAATAGTTCAGGCTGTGGGTTAGCCAAACATAGAGCGGCGGACTTCCTGCTCGCTGACGTCAAGCCGCCGCTTCAGGAAATCCAAGATTTGACGACCAGCCGCAGTCGGCGCGACCTTGTGTCCCTTGCAGATTGGGCAGTTGAAGCTCTCGCGCATCATGCCCGGCTTGGCTGGTGGAGCATCCCCCGTGCCGCCGCATGCGGTGCAAGGCTCTTCGAGTTCCGGCAGCAATCCGGAGTTATGGCCTTCCATTCGCGTCTCTCCCGCTCTGATTGCGGCAGCGTAGCATCACATCGAGTTCCAGAACACCCGCACCACAGATACCCGATAGGCGCCGTCCACATAGGCCGGCAGCGCGTCAGCGTCCTGCGTCGTCCGCAGCCGCGACGGCCCGAACGTCATGCACAGGTCGGCCGGGAAATGCTCGGCAATCTGGCCTGCCACCTCGCGAAGCTGCACATGCGACACCGCGCGTGCCAGCGGCCACATGATGGTGAGCATCAGGGTGCCGGATCGAATATGATCGACGCCAACATTGGGCCGGGCGGACAGGCCGACCCGCACCTTGTCGTTCGTCGTATCGGACAAGAGGATATAGGGCAGAGGACCAGCCGCGTCGCTAGGCGGCGTGACCAGCGCGCCGGGCTCGAACACCGACATATCCGTCACCAGAGTGTCGATCCGGCTCTTGAGCGCCAGCCAATCCGTAGTCTCGATCGACGGCATTATCTGCCCCCCAGTTTCGCCGCCTGCGCGGCCACGATCTGCGGCCACTTCGCCGCCGTCGCCTCGGCGAAGCCCCGTCCCGCCTGATTATAGACCCGCCCAAGGCTGTCGGCACCAACGAAGCCGAAGTTCACGCGCGCCGAGTAGACGGCCTGCCAGCCGATCCAGATCATCTCGCCAGGCACGATCTTCGACACGCCGAGCGCGACATCGGCCGCCGTATATTGCTTGTCGGCGGGCCCTCGCTGTGGCGCCTTGTTGTCCACGATGACGGAGCGCGCGAGGTTGCCCGTCCTGACAGGTACGCGGCCACCATTGGCAACCGTCCGCCCGGCCTCGTTCGCCAGTTCCTGCACGCTGTTGCGCAACAGGGCTGTCAGGAGCTTATCCTTCTGCCCCGCCCATGCGGATGGGTTCACGCCTGACCAGCCCGTCGCCATCAGGCATCCAGCCGGTTCGCTTCGATGGCTTCGACGATCTGCGGCTTGGTGGCGCTCGCATCGACATCAGCGCCCTCGGATGCCGCCACGTCGAGCAGCTCATCCTTCTTCTTGCCGTCGAGCGCGGGCGGATCAGCGGGAACGGTGCCAGGCGCCTTCCAACCGATCTTCTCGCGCAGCGCATCGACGGACAGGCCGGCCGCTTCGGCCATCTTGCCGTGAATAAGGGCAGTGCGGATCTTTGCGCAATGAACACAGGGCATCGTTCGTCTCCTCAAATGAGCCCGTGGGCCCAATCAACATCGAAATCGGTGGAGCAGCGGCAGGACACGTTGTTGCGAACCCCGCCCGCAGGATCGTGGCTGTGGAGCATGGTGGACCCGTCCGGCAGGTGGAATGGCATGTCGATGCCGACGACGCTCTTGTTGTTCATGGCGAGGTGCCAGTTCCGAGCATGATGAACGCCGCCGTTGTGGCGCCAGAACTTCTCCACCGCGTTGTCGGGAAGGCCGCTCTTGTTGAGCGCCTGCTTGGTCGCCTCGGAGCGCGCCAGCATGACGCCCTGCGCCGTTTCCGTCCGGCTGATGTCCTCGGCCCGACGCTTCAGCAGCCGATCGCTATACTTGGCCGTCATCTCGGTAACAGTGTCGTCGCTCAACGGGTTCGGCTTGCCCGCTGCAACAGCCTTGATCGCCGCCTTGATCTTCGCGTCATAGCGGCGGTCACGCAGCGTCATGCCGGTGCCGGGAACCCATTTGCCGTCCTTGTCAAAGCCGCCCAGCACCTTCACCATCTCGTCCGCGTCACCGGACAAGAGCCGAGCCTTCATGCTTTGGACGTAGCTGACCTGGGGATCGGACAGGCCGATGATGCCACCCTCGCGCTTGCCGCTGATCGGGTTGACGCGACCAGCGATGTCCGTAGCGATCGACTGCGGCCCTTCGCCGCGCTCGAAACCGTCCGCGATGATCTTGCGGGCCGCCTCGATCTGCTCATCGACGTAGCCGACGACGCGAGACGCGGCTTGCGTGCGAATGATCTGCTCGGCGCGCGGGTTCGTCATGTCGAACCGAAAGGTGATTTCGCCACCACCGGGCGCGGTCAGGGTGATGTCGCCGGGTGGTGGAGGTGGCGACCCAGAACCGGGCGCGGCGGGTGACGGCAAGCCAGAGGGGCCCGGAGGCGCAAGCATGTCGCGCGGGTTTGCCGTTCCACCCGGAGCCCGTGCGGTCGGCTCGCCGACCTTTTTCAGCGCGCCAGCCCGATCGTCGGTCAGCAATTCGGACACCTTCGTGCCAGCGCGAAGATAAGCCGCCTGCCGCTCCAGCACGTAGTGCGAGAATGCACCGGCGTCGAGGTTGAGCGCGGCTATGGCTGCATCCATGTCGCCGTTCTGGAGCGCAACGATCAGCAGCTTGTAGTTCACGCCCTTCCTGAGCAGCGCGATGGCCGCCAGAAAGACAGCCGCGAGTGCGGGAGCAAGACCGTCGATCAGGTTACGCAGGTCGTCCGTCACCGGCGCACCACGAACTTGACCGCGCAGACGGTGCCGGCGGCGGGGACGTTCTCCACCTTGAGGATGGTGACGGGCGAGCCGTCTATCTCCAGCACGTCCGCAGGATCGTAGGAGCCGCCCCAAGGCGCGACGATCGCTTGCAGGTCCGTCGCCACTATCTGCCCGCCGGTCTGAACCGGCGTCCCGATCAATTCCTTGCCGACGCCTCGCGCCACGCCGTTCAGGACCGCGACCTGCCGAGACGATGGGGAAGGCGGGTCCCATTCATGAACGGGAGGCGGGCCATCGACGTAGCGCACGAGCTCGATCGATCCTTGGCCCAATCCGCCTTGGCTGGTCGGCGCGAGGAGCCGCGTCGCGACGCCTGCCATCCTGTCGTAGAAGTCAGCCACCTCAGCTTCCCAACGTCCACAGGAAGGCGGCGTTCTTCTGGTCGTTGCAGATGAACGCCGATAGCCAGCCATCGATCAGGCTGTCCACGAACGATGGACCGGCGCCGATTGCGGCCTTGCCATCGTTGAAATAGGAGATTTCGACAGCCCCTTCGACGCGTTCGCTCTGGACGCGCGCGCCGGTCGTGACCGCCGGCCCCGCCAGCGTGCCCGGCGCCGACGCCTCCAGCCATGCCGCACGATACGCCGCGTTCACGACGACCGGCGGAATGGCATCATCGGGAATCGCGGCGATGCAGTTCAACACGGCACCGACGCGAGGCCAGCCGAGCTCCTGCATCACGCCGCCCGTGCGCTGCCCGGTCCAATAGGCCTCATACCCATCGACATAGGCGCTGCCCCGCGCGCGCAGGACAGCAGGCGCGGGCGCGTTGTCCGGCAAGTCGTAGCCCTGCTCGGCGAGCCATGCGGCGAAGCCATCGTCGGTGCCGTAGGAGGCCATCAGCTTGCAGGCGTGTTGGGCAGGACCGTAACTGAGCCGGTCGTACCTGCCGGAGCGGCCGAAATCCCAATGATGCCGAGATTGACGATGGGAACCGTGCATTTGACCGTGAGGCCCGTGGCTGTGATGGAGCCAGCCAGAGGTCCGCAGGTCGGGATCGGGGTGAGTGGATTCGTCGGTATGTTGACCGTCACGATCACGCCAAGATCGGTCGTACCGATGTCCTGATAGGTTATCGGCGAAGTGCCGCCAGTGACGGTGTTGAACGGGCGCACGCGGGTAATGCGCGGTTGCACCGCGTTCACCGGCCGGCATTGACCAGTGTTCGTGCCGGCTGCGCCGCCTGGCATCTCCGTTGGTGGGATACTGGGCGTGGCGACACAGGCCGCTGCTGCTGCTGCTTGAGCCGCAGCCGCCTTGTCAGCCGCAGCCTGAACATCAGCCTTGCTCGCGACCTGAGAGGTATCGAGCGTGGCAGGCGGATAGACGACCTGAGCGGGAGCGGGAGCCGCCAGCAGAGCGGAGATGAGAGCAAGCCGCCTCATCACTGCCTCAGCGTCTGGACGCAGACGATCATGCCGGCCGCGCCATAGGCGGTGATGGCGTTCGCTGGCACGACCGGGAACAGGTAATAGGCTCCAGCCGCAGTCGTTGCCCAATCGGGCGTGGTGTTTGCCGCCGTGCCGACCGTCGCCGTCGTCAGCGTGCCCCCGTTGAAGCTGATGCCGACGCCCGAGACGGTGAAGAATATCTCGGTCTTGATCGGCTCGACGGTCGGCGCCGGGCAAATCGTCGCCAATGTGTTGGCCGCCAAGCTGGTCTTGGTGATGACGCGGTTCGCCAGGCCTGCGACCTGCGCATGTGCGGCAAAAGAGAAGGCCGCAGCACCCGCGACGGCCAGAAGGAAACGTCGAAGGGCCACGGCCTTGCTCCTATTGAGGCGGGTCAGGCCTTGGCCTTGTCACCCTCGTTCGTGACGGGCTTGGAACCGGCCTTCGGCTGGCCTTGGACGATTTCGGCGCGGCCGGCCCACCCCTCGGGGAACTCGGCGTCGGTGTCGAACTCGTAGCCGATCGGGTATTCGCCGGTCGGGTTCTCGTCGGTTGGCTTGCCGTGGATCCCAGCGCCGGTAATGCGGATGCGGATGCTCATGTCGTTCCTCCTTCCGCTCAGACGCTGACCGAATAGCCGACGCCCGTGCGGTTGCTGTAATCCGCCCGGATTTCGAGACCCATCGCGCCGCAGACATCGAAGTTGTAGTTGGCGCGCGGCCGATCGCGCGGGATCGCGGTCGTCGCCACGGCCATGCCGATCAGCGGACGGATGTAGTCGGCGTTGGGCACGAACCAGAAGAACTCGTTGCCCGACAGCTCGAACGAAACCGCGATCTTGTTGATGCGGCGGTTCTTGAGCAGGAAGTCCAGCGTGGTGCCGTCCTTGAAGCCCGCCGAGCCCGAATAGGTCTTGTCCCAGGCCCGCGCGATTTCCGGCGAGATGTAGAGGTTGACCCCGCCCGCGATGAAGCTGGCGTCGAGCAGCGCGCCGAACGGGCCGGTGAAGAACGCGTCGAGCGCATCCGGCGTCGCGGTGGTCAGGTTGATGTTGTTGCCCGAGGCGCCGACGTTGATCGACTTGGAAAGCGGGTGGTTGCGGATGCCCCAGCCGGTATACCCCTGAAAAACGATCGAGGCGTCACCGTTCAGGACGTACAACGCCATGTCGCGCTTGATCTTGGCGGTATGCGCCTCCTGATCGTCCGACAGCGCGTCGAAATTCTCCGACTGCTGCGTGTTCCACTCGCGCCACTCGCGCCCATAGGCGGTGTGGAAGAGCGGGATGACGGTGCCCCGGTAATCGTAGACCACCTTGTCCATGGGAACCGGAACCTGGCCGGACATGCTGCGGATCACCGTGCCGGCGTCGGACGACACGCGGTTCAGGTGGACGAGCTTGCCGATGTTCACCGGCTTGGCCAGCGGCATCAGGTCGTTCATCCAGACCGAGCCTTCGTCACCACGCATCACGCGGCGGGTAATGTCGTCGAGCTCCAGCCACGCATCGCGCGGCAGCACGGACGCGGCGTTGGACACGGCGCTGAGGTTGTCCTCAGTCGCGTGGAAATAGTCGCGGTCATCGTTGACCTCGTTCCACCACGCGGCGTGCGGCCGGGAATTTGCGATCAGGGTGCCGTCGAAATAACGCATTTCCGTAGTCCCCCTTACGCCGCAGGCAGGTTGGTGATGGCCAACCGCGCGGAGATGACCTGATCGACGCCAGACGTGTTGTTGTAGGTCTCCAGCGCCCAATAGAGCGTGCGCTGGCCAGTCGTGGCCTTGACGAACTTGCCCGCCGCGTTGGTGGTGAGCGGGTCGCCTGCCACGATGCTGGTGCCGGTGGGGATGCGAACCGCCACCAACTCGTCATCCTCGACATGGATGCCGATGATGCGATCACCCGCCGGCCATGCGTCATCGACGCCCTTCATGGCGAGGTAGTTGTCCTGCACCAGATAGACCTGGCCAGTTGCGTTGGCGCCAGCCTGGACGAACGCACCCGCGTTGATCACGACCGCCGTTCCGGGGAGGACCGCAGCGGCGCACACCAATTCGCGCACCTGCGGCTTGTTCTTGTCCACCGGGCCGCGAAGAATCTTGTTGTAGCGAGCCATAGCCGGTTACTCCCCCTTGGGCGCCAGTGCGGCGCGGTCAGTCTTGCTGGCCTGCGGCTTGAAGGCTCCGTTGACGCGGAAAGCGGCGGTTGGCGTCTTGCCCTTTTCGAGCAGGGCGTTCAGCACCGGGGCGGGCGAGGCCTTGGCCAGATCCTCGGTCAGAAGCTCAGCTTCGACGACTTTGTTGACCAGCACGGCATGTTCGGCGTCGGCCCTGTCCTTGTCGGCCTTGTCGCGCGCGGCCTGCGCGTCGATGACCGGCTTGAGGGCGTTGCCGACCGCCGTTGCGATCTTCTCGCCCAGACCCGCGAGGCCATCGGACAGCGCCTTGACCTCCCCCGAGAGTGCGTCGAACTGCGCCTTGTCCATCGTGACCTCTTCGTCGCTTGGGGCATCGCCCTCTGGATCCGCAGGCGTCGGGTCGCCCTTGCCGATGCCCATCATAAGCTGAATGATGCGCTCTAGCAACGGTAAACGTTCTTTTCTTTCAACAGCGCGCAACATGCTTTCCGCCGACCATGCAAGATCGCGATCGATGTCGTCCTCGATCGAGCAGTTGATCACGTCGATCTTGTCACCCGTAGGGCCCGCCGCCGCGTTCACCATAAGCCCGACACCCTGCGCTGGCGTCGCCGCGCCATCCTCGCCGACCAGGATGGCATCGTGGTCGAACACGATGTCCGACGCCTCCCAATCCACGTCAGGATCGTTCTGGACCGCCGTCATGATGGCGTAGAGGCCAGTGCTGCTGTGGATCGGGTTGCCCTTGTCGATCGCGGCCAGCACGGTCTTGCCGCCGTCGAGTTGATTGGCGGTCGCAACGTCGATCACCTTGTCCAGCTTCACGCGGCCATTCTCGCGGCGAACGTTGCGGTTCCACGCGCCTACCCAGCCACGAGCTAGTCCTTCCGGATCCTTGGCGGACACGAAGGCGCCCTCGATCGTCGGGTGGCCGAGCGGTGCCGGGGTGTTCTCCAGCGAGCTGTATGACTTGGCGATTTCGTCAGCCGGGTAGCGCACCCGGTTCATGACGATGCCATCGGGCATGGTGGCGCTCGGCACCACAAGGTAGTCCCTGCCATCACGGCGTTCGCGGCGGATGTCGGCGCTGTTGATAGCGTGGCGAACGTTGACGCGGACGGTCTTGGTCATTGCTGGTCCTCATTCGGAATCGCCTCGGTCGGCCCATCTTCAGCCGTCTGTTGCTGTCGTGCGGCACGCTCGGCCATGAACTCGTCGAAGCCCCCCACCTCGTCAGACGGCTTGAACCCCGCCGCCTCTCGGATTTCGTCGGGAAGGAACGCGGGCTCGGCGCCGAGCTGCTGATTGATGGTTGCCATCTGGACAGCGCGCGCGATTTTCTGGTCCGGCGAGGCGTCGAGCAGGTCGTCCCAGCCGATCACCCACGGCTTGGCCTCAAGGATGCCCCACCGCACGAAGCGATCGATCATCTCGTTCAGGATGGGCAGCACGCGGTTGGCGCGGCGGGACATGTTGGTGCGAGACCAGCCCTCGGCATCCTCCGTGCTAGCGCGCTCGCCCGTGATGTTGCCTACCAGTTCCTTGTAGGGAATCGACAGCGAGGCCGCGAACGACTGCACGCACGGCTCCCAGAACTCCTTGGGCTGGGGCAGGGTGATCGTCAGCGGCGAGACGCTGAACCCGCCGAGCATCAACGCCTTGTCGAAGCCAGACTGGAAATCGTCCACCTGCTCGTTCAGCTTGTCGATGACATCGCCGGGTGTAGCGAGCCCCATGCCGCGCTGTACGTCCTGCGGCGACAGACCTTTCGGCGCTTCGATGATCGGGGCGCCGCGCGACGACTTCCAGAAACCTTCGCCGCCGGCGCCCTTGATCTTCTCGGCATCCGACACGTCGTTGTAGCCCGGCTCCAGCGCCGATCGGCAGTTCAGCGTGCCGTCGTCGGACCAGATCAGGATGCGGTCGCGGTGAATGCGGACTTGGCTCTTGCCCTTATTGGTCGTGCAACCGACCGCCTGCTCATCGAACTGGAAATAGGTCGGCTCGCCGTAGGTGTCGCTGGTCTGATCTTGATCCCAATCGGCAACGGTAAGCTGACCTTCCCATGCTGGGATGATGGAGACGACGTTCTCGATGCCGGCGGGGACGCGGGCCACCGGCTGGTCCAGCCTCTGCCCGTCACGCAGGACGAGGATGGCGCCCGCGTAGTTACCGACCATAGACCGACGGTCGGCGTCCATCAGGGCGCGCCACAGGTTTCGCTTGGCGAAGTGCTTGGCGATAGCCGTCTCGGCAGGACTTTGACTCGGCGTCTCACTTTCCCAAAGCGCCGGCATGGTCTGCCACGTCTTGCCGATCGTCTTGTCCACGCCGGCCGCTGCGATGCTCGACCGCGTGTACATCTTGTAAAAGTGATCGAACGTCAGATCCTCGGGCCAGCCGTAATCCTTGCTGTAGTCGTGCTTGGCGTTGAGACCATAAGCGGAGGGAAACACGCGGGCCAAGCGAGCACGTACGGCACCAGCCATATTTGCGACGAGGGATTGCTGAGCGCCCATATCGCATAGTTACGTCATGTTGCGCCGTTCGGCAATAATCTTGCGTGCTAACGGGTCATGATCCAGCCGCCGGCCTGTTGCAGCGAGACAACTTCGAACGCCCGCGATGTCGCGTCAGCTTCGTCGTCGTGCTTCGCCACCGGGAAACCCTCTAGCGCGGTGAACCAGCTCTCGTTCCACGGGCCGCGCAGCACATCGACGTTGCCCGCTTCCGCTTGTGCGGAGAACGGCCCGAACCGCGTCACCTTGTCGCCCGTCTCTGTGGACGATCGCACGATGTAGCCGCTGAGCATCTTCACGAGCTGCGCCACCTGGCTCTTGCCGGCTTGGCCGGGATCCTGAGGCAACGATATCTCGACCTGATATCCGTCATCCGAGGCGGTGTTGAGAATGAAGCGCTCGACACCAGCCGGGGTCGTCTGCACGGTCCGACAATCGCCCACGATGTAGCGGCCGTCAGGGGTGCGGCCGACCCGCACCGAGGCCGTTGCGTCTGGATCCGGATTGTCGGGCGTCGGCGGCGTGGCGGCAAGATCATAGCCGCGCCCCCACACCGTCCCAGCCGGAACGGCATCGACGACGCGACACCATGCCCGCTGGAAATACAGCCCCGCCGCTGGCCTAATCTTCCAGTTGCCGCCGAGTAGGCGTTCGCGCTCCACCAGCGGCAGAGCGAGCAGCGACGCCATGTAGCCAGGATCAGCCGCCATCAGCGCCTTGTTGTCCGTCAACTTGGCCGGCACGAAGGTCAGCGACTTGGCGGGGATGGGCACCTGCTCGCCGGTCTCACTCAGCATCGTATAACAGGCGAGGTCAGCCGGATCGTCGGCCCATTTCAGATCCTCGCCGACGCGGACGAACCAGCGCAGCTTGCCGGCCCGTTCGGCAATCGCTTGCCCGGTGTCCTGATCAATCCACCATGCGATAAGGTCGGCGACCCAGCTATCCGCGTCGGGGTTGCAGGTCGCCCGGATGTATGGACGAACGCCACACATCGAGCGGTTGCGGCTGACCATGTACCAGAACTGCACCGGGGTGAAGTGCGTCAGCTCGTCGAAGTTGATGAGTGGGATCTGCGAGCCCTGCCAGTTGAATCGTGTCTTGTCGTGCTCGAGATGAGCGAAGCTGCACGAGGCGCCAGATGGAAACGACCACGTTAGGACATGTTCTTTCGGTTCGGCGCCCATCTGCGGGTAGAGCACTGCGCTCTCGTCCCACAGTCCGCCCTCATTGCGGATCTGGACCGTCGAGCGGCGGAACGTGACGGCGCCAAAGCCGGGCACATGGACATGGCGCAGGGGCTCCATGAGCAACGCCCACGTCTTGCCGCCGCCTGCCGCACCCCCATAGATCGCGATATCGGCTGGTGATGCCAGAAAGGTGGATTGCGGACCTTCCTGCGGGACGATCGTCCTACCGGGCACGATAGCCGGCAGGATCGCAGCGTGGGCGTTCATCCCCGGCCGTTATCGGGCAGGGCGAACACAGCAACCGCAGGGGCGGCGGCGGGCAGATCCTTGCCATCCTTGCCGGTCAGCTCGCGCCGGTTGGTATAGGCGTTGCCCATCTCCTCCGCCGCCTGCTTGTGAAGCTGCGCGGCGAGTGGGAAGTTCTTCATGCTTTCGGCCTTGGCCGCCATGCGCTGAAGCGCGCGCAGCCGGGTAGAGCGATGTGCGATCGGGATGCTGGACGAGTCCTCGACGAACGCCTTGCGCGCCTTCTCGAACATCAGTCGCCACTTCTCGGCGAGCTTGCGTCCGGAATACTTGGTCGGGTCGTAGTTCTGGACGTTCTGCGCGGTCAGGGTAATCCCGTACTCAGCCTTGACGGACTCGACCACCTGCGTGGGCGTGTCGAACGACGCAAGACTCTGTATTACAAAGGCTTTCACCTCGTCCGTCATCTCGGGGAGATTCGCCGCCATAGTCAAGCCGCCTTCAATGCACAGGTGCCGCACGCACCACGAATGTCTGCCAGCGCTACGGTCGGGCGCCGGTTCGCCGCGTCCACCATCGCCTGCACCTGATGATCGGTCACGCCGTAGCGAGCGACGACACCGACGAACTCTTCAACGTCATGCCCACGCATCGCGAATACCGGCCGGCCTTCCTTGGTGAACTTCGGCATCCCGTACATGTCCCGGGCATGCGCGCAGTGGTATAGCTCGTGCTCGATCAGAGCGCAGAAGCTGGCGTCGTCCATTGCAGCGGCATCCGGTGCCGAGATGGTGATCAGGAAGTCAGGCACCTCACCGAACCATTCCTCGATCTGCTGTAGAGCTCGGGCCCTTTGCCACTTCCCCATCGCCATAGGCGGCATAAGCTCGGCCAGCCCGATGACGGCGCGCATGTTCTTGGCGTTGGCGCAGTTGGTCCACAGCACGCCGATATCTGCCTCTGCAAGATGAGCATGATCGGGGTTGGTCAGCTCCCCGTCGTCATCGACGAAGGTGCCAACAATCCAGTCGCGAAGATCCCCGGCAACCATGAAGCGGTCGCCAGCGGATGACAGAAGATCCTCGGGCGGTTGCGGCCTCACTTGTTCACCCTCACGCCCGCATACCGGGCCTTCGCCAACACCGTGACGACAATCCCCTCCCGGATGATCATCCGCTCGCCATGACGGCCGATCAGGACAGGCGCACCGAACTCGTCAGCAGTAGCAAGAGCGGGCGTCACCATCTCGGCACGGACAGCGGCGATGTCCACGCCCTTCACGCGCTCCAGATACCGCAGGACCGCATGGTCGCTGATGTCGGTCATGTGCCAGGCCCTTCCACATCGGCCCACGCGGAGACGCCGGCAATCTCGCGGCCGACCGTATCGCGCCAGCCGTCGCACCAGGATGCGATGACCAGATAGCCCGCCCACAGCAGCACGTCGCGTCCGTCCCGGTGATCGTCGGGGATCGTCGCGATGTCGTCCCACGTACGCGCAGGCCTCCCCCGCTTGCTGGTGGCGATGGTGGTCATGCTGGTGCTCCTCAAAACGGCACGTCGTCGTCAAGATCGGCCACGCTGCGCATCTCGCCCATCGCCTGCTGCGCGGTACGCCGATCCTGCCCATAGGTGCGATCCTCACGGCCCTGCGATGCACCGGCCTCCGCCTTGTCGAGCAGCACGATCGCACCGTTGAACGGACGCAGCACAACTTCGGTGCTGTAGCGATCGTTGCCCGACTGATCCTGCCACTTGCGCGTTTCGAGCTGACCCTCAACGTAGCATTGCGATCCCTTGCGCAGGAACCGCTCGGCAATGCCCGCCAGCCCTTCGTTGAAGATCGCGATCTGGTGCCATTCGGTGCGTTCCTTGCGCTCGCCGCTGGTCTTGTCCTTCCACGCCTCGCTCGTGGCGAGGCGCAGGTTCACGACCTTACCGCCGTTCTGGAACGACTTGCTCTCCGGGTCCGCGCCAAGGCGGCCGATGAGGGTGACTTTGTTCAGGCCTGCCATTTTTCAAATCTCCTGATCCGCTCCGCCGCCAAGCGGAAGCGGATATGTATGTAATACATAGGGGCTTCCGCCCCGCCTACTTCCGCCAATGATTACAGATACTTAGGATTTTACTTCCGCCACTTCCGCCAACACTTCCGCCCAATGATTTCAATGACTTAGCTATGCCACTTCCGCCCACTTCCGCCACCTAGCCGGGCCACTTCAGCACCCGGATTCCGACTGATTTTGCCTTCCGATCAAACATCTCGGAGGCGATCATTTCGTTGTGAAACCAATCGTCCATCTGCCGCTTGGCGGTCTCTTTGGAGACCTTGAATTCGCGCTGGAGCCACCCACCGAAGTAGCGATCGGGGGAGTTGGACGCGGCGCTGAACGGGCGGCCAAGCACCCATCGGCGCTCAACCTCACGCAGCGCTGAAATGCATTGCGAGGTGGTCATGCCACCCGGCGATGTCGCCACCCGGCGGCCCGCGTCCGTCGCGTCCATGAGCAGGCCGTTATCGGCCCGCACATAGGTATGGATTTCCAGGTCGTGCTGATCGTTGGCCTTGACCACCGCGCCATGCACGACACGCTTGCGCTGGGGCTGCACACCCGCCTCATTACAGATACGCAGCGTATCCTCCTCAGAGGCCGTCCAGAGCGCGTAGGTGGCCCTGGCGCCGTCCACGAGGGCTGTTGAGCCTCTGATCGTCTCGCGGGCATCGTCAGCCGTTGCGATCTTCGCAGCCCCGTCCTTGCGCATGTGGTGCGCCGCCAAGACGGTGGCGCCCGTCCGCGCGCAAATCTGCGCAAAGGCTGACCACATGAACTGGCCGGCGGCCGGGTCTTTTGAAATGTCGGCGGTCACGAACGCTTGGAGCGGATCAATGATAACCAGCTTGAGGTCGGGTATCTGTCCGAGCTGACCTAGCAGCGCCTCGAACTTTTCGGTCTTGAGGAACTGGCCTCCGCCACCTGCAACAAGAGGCATGGGGCCGCCGACTTCGGGCAGCGGAACAATGAAGACCCGGCCGTTCGCACCCTCGCGTCGGCCGCCTGTGTCGATTGCCTCAAGCCGGCGGTGGACGCTATCCTTGCTGTCTTCGGCGTTCAGCACCACGACACTGCCGCGTGCGATAACCCTGCCGCCGAGAACCTTGCGCTCCTGGCCGTAAGCTACCGCCGTGGCAATCTCCAAGGCGAGGTCGAGTGCGATGAAGCTCTTGCCGACGCCGCCCATGGCCGCGAGAAGCGCGGGAACACCCTGAGGAATCGTCCCCTCGCACAGCCACTCGATCGGCGGCGCTTTGCCCATGAATCGATCCGTGGACCAATCCAGGATGTTGAAGCCGAGCGTGTTGGGTTCGGGGGGTGCCGCGTCGCCAGCGAAGTCCGCCGGGGGATCGGTATCAGGCTCGCTATCGTCGGCTTCATAGATCCAATCTGGGACTTTCTCCCAGCCTGGGTCCTCACCGCGAAAATGGCCCTGCACGACATTGTGACCGCGCTGTTCGCGGCCAAGCTCGCGATAGGCGTTCTTGTGGTCGCCGCCGTGCTTGTAATGCACATAAAGGTCGTAAGCGTCGCCGAAGCATCCGCTCTTGCATTTCGAGCCAAGGCCCGACGCAGCGTCGCTCGCCGAAAGGCTGACCCATTTACCCTCGATTATGCGGGTGGCATATGTCTCGCCAGTCTGCTGCGGCGACTTCCAATCGTCCGACGATCGAGGGCTTTGTTCGTAGCCGCACATCTCCAGCATCGTGGCGACGCCGGTGGACGTGTTGAAATTCTCGATGATGCTGCCACCATCGCTACGGGGGCGGCTGGCGAAGCGCTCAGCCGCTGCCTTGCGGAGGACCTCGCGCTCCCGGTCATCCGCCGCACGCTGCTGGCGGATCGAGGCGATGCCGCCCGCGACGATACCGCGGTCAATATCAAGACCTGGTGCGTCGGTGTCAGTCGCTGCCGACTGATAATAGATCGGCTCGCCACGCTCATCGCGCAGGGGCGTGCCGTCCTTGTAGGCAAAAGGTACGTTAGGCAGATAGACGGGCTGGCCGGCACGGGACAGCGCCCGGTCCATGGGAAGGCCAAGACCCTCCATGAAGGTGAAGAACGCGGTCTGCGCGTCGAACCAGTCAGCGAACCCGATCGGAGCATCAAGCGGGATGACGACGCGCCAGCGGCGGTCCCCGTCACGCGAATGAGCGCTGGAATAGATCAGCCATGCCGCGCCATCCGCGAAGCGCTGCGTAGCGGCCCGCACGGCGTCCAGAGACAGGTCGCCGCTGTCGATGTCTCCGACCAGCGCGACGAATGAACCACGCTCCCGCTGCGCCTCGTGGGAGCGCGCGTCATAATCATAGTAGCTGCTCGGCAGAAACGCATTGCCGGACATCTTCGACTTGGACTGCGGCTTGACCGCGAATAGCTCCGCCAACGTGAGCGTCGCATAATCCTCGCCGGTATCGATATGCGTGTCGTGCTGACCCGCGAAGGTCGCGACCGGAAAATCATTCCATGCGGGCGCGCACAGAGGCGCGGGGCGACTGCTCATACAGCCCTGTCGTGGAGACGGGCGTGGCAATCCGAACACAGCGACACAAGCTCGAAAGCGAACTCGGACCGGATGTGCGCGTAGGTCGTGTGATGCACTTCGTCAGCGCGCGCATCGAGGCAACCCTGGCAGATGCCACGGTCGCGCTTCAAAACCTTGGCGCGCATGTCCTTCCAGGTATCGGATGCAAGATGTTGGCCGTACTCAGCCCGACGACTGGGCTGCTGACGTTCTGCCGCCGCCTGCTCGATAGCCTCCAGAGCCTCGCGACGCGCGCTCTCATAACGCTTGTGGCGATTGTCGAACTTCTCGATCGGGTCGATATTGACCGCGATATGCGCCACGTCCTTATGCGCGATGGCGCTAGAAACCTGCGCCGCGCAATGTTTGCACATGCGAAAGAAGATGTCGCGGCCAAGAGAATCTTGACGCTTGTGGATGATGAACCGCTCGTGACGACACGCGCCCGCCTGCCATTCCGAATAGGCTGCGACCAGTACGTCATCAGGCTCAAGTTTTACATGCCGACCATCCTTTGCCTGCCCCCATTCCGGGAGACTGCGCTGATCGACCCAAGCAAGCTTGACCGGCGAGGCTACTTCATCCGGTGCCGTGCTCATGATTTCACCTCCGGAACAGGCGCACCGATGAACCTCAGCCACCGCAACGCTCCTTCCGCAGTCCGGCAAACCGCGACGGGATGGCCGCGCACGTGATACCAGTTCAGCACCTCGACCTGCCGATCGTCCGGCTTGCCCGAGCCTGACTTGAACTCTATCCGCGCCGTGAAGCCGCCCGCCCATGAGATTTGAAGATCCGGCTCCCCGCCGGCCATGCCCTCGCGCTGGACCTTGGCGCGCCCATAGCGTGTGGTGATGTTCGTCCCGTTCGGTACCGCTGCGACACGGCAGCCACGCGCGGTGGTTCGCATCAGCCGCACGAACGCCGCCTGGCGCTTATCCTCGCTCGCCGGGTCGCGGTCCTTCGGCTCGACATAGATGCCGGCATCGAGCGCCGCGTAGAGCGGGCTTTCCAGCGCAGAGAAGTCAGGCAAGCTCGCCACGCGCCCTCCGAGCCGAATAGATGATTTCCTGCGCTTCCTGCCGCGTCAGCCGGTAGCGCTGCATCAGCAATTCCGTGCTCGGCATCTCACGCGCGTTGCAGGCAAGCTGGACAGCGGCGGCGCGATCGTGGGCCTTGCTCGGGCGCTGGGAGCCAAAGGCGCGGCTCATACCGCCTGCGCCCCCATCTGCGCCGCCAGCATCCCGAACCGCGCCTCGCAGACATCGGCCGTCTTGCCGATCACGAACGCGGCCTGCTCGAAGTCGTCGCCCTCGGCGATACGGTCCATCAGGAACCCATCGTCGGCAGCAGTCCACGCGTTCTCGCGGCGCCGATATACCTTCCGCCGTCCGACACGGGGCCGGGGCTTGATCGGGTTACGGATCGTCCCCGCCGTGCACTTGCCAGTAGCAACGATGGTGACGACACGACGGTCATTGCCGCGCTGCACGGTGATGCAGCCCATCACTTCGAGGAGCGCGATAGTGCGAACCGCCGTGGCCGAACTCTCCGCGCCGATGCGCTCGGCTATCTCATCATTGCTCGGGCACGGCGCGCCATCGTTCGCAGCGCGGGTGAGCATGGCGAGCGTGATCTTCACGCGCTCGGGGACAGCGATCGTCATGCCGCCGCCCTCCGAGCCTTGGCGCCGACGATACGGCTGCGGAGGTTCTGGAGCGAGCGAATGGCCTCGATCACCTCCGCTTCCATGTCGATCAGCTCGTCATCGGTCTCGATCACGCCGCCGGGGCCGGACGGGTCCCGCGCCATGGACAGCTTGTGGATGGTCGCCGACTGCGCGACGATCGCATCTACCGTCTCGGCGACCTCGCTCCGCACGAAACGAAACCCCTTGGCGGCAGCGAGCGCATCCAAGGCGCGTTCGTCCACGTCGAGCAGGTTGAAGGCGCAGGCCAGACCAAGCGTGCTGCCCTCGTCACGCGCACGACGGACGGTCTTCTCGTCGCACCCGATCTCTAGCCCGACGCGGCTGGGGCCATGTTCATGGCAGACCTTGAGAAGCCCGGCCGCGAGGTAATGGCGGGCGTCGGCGTCCGTGAGGCGCTTCAAGGGCGGGCGTACATCGCTGCGCTGCGTCATTAAAGAATGCCTCCGAAATGAAAGACGCCGCCCAACCCCTCTCCACCATCATCGCGCGCATCCTCGATCGGATCGCGCGGATGCATGAGGCAGGCGGCTGTGAAGAGGCTGAGGGCGAGGTAGAGGGTGGCGAGCATGGGTTACCGCCCTCCCTCAAACAGAACCGGCGCATCCCCGAGGCGGCGCTCGACACGCACCACGCGCAGCAGCTCGACCGGGGTGCCGGCGACCTTGCGGAGGGCGGTCATGCTGCCGCCTGCGAGGGACGCACGAGGCCATCGGCCGTGATCAGCCCTCCGGAGGCAGCGATGATCCGAAGCATCACGTCGCGGGTGATATTCTGCTCACCACGCCGTATGCGCGATACTGAAGCCTCGCTTAGATCGACCCGCTCCCCGAACGCGGCGGCGGTCAGACTTTCGGCGTTGAGATATTGATCGAGCGTCATAGCCTATGACTTACGCCCGATGTAATACGCACGTCAAGCCCGACTTACGCCCGATGGCATTCCAACGGGATGGCGGCTGTTGGATATTGCCTTACATGGCGCGTAAGGCAGAACCGAAGCCGGGCAGGCTCAAGCCCACTTATCTGAAGGCGTGGCGCCGGAAGAAGGGTTTCACGCAAGCCGAGTTCATCGGCCGCCTCGACGTGCTGCTAGAAGGCGTGCCGCCGGAAGAGCGGAAGGTGCCGAAAACGACGGCCAGCCTAAGCCGGATCGAAAGCGGCGACCAACCATACAGCCAGCAATCGCTTGAGGCGTTCGCGGCGGTTCTGGACATCGAGAGCTGGCAGCTTCTCGGCGATGATCCGACCAAGGACAGCACCGTCATATCGTTGCCACAGCGGCTCACCAATGACGAGGTAGAGCGTCTTCGAAGGATTGCAGGCGAGATGTTTCCGCAGGCAGCGTCGAGCGGCTAGCCTCCGTCCTGATCGCAATGGCTAAACCAGACCGTCTTGTCCGGTGCCTGGATGGTGTAGGATTGCTGATCAGCCTCGATGCGAAGCCGAGCCGCGAGCGTTTCGGCGTGCTCCCAGATCGCTTTTGGGGCAGACGGGAAACGCGGGTAGTTGATAAGGCCAACGATATAACCATCTTCCTCGCCGCCCGTGTAGATGAACGTCGTTGGGGTGCAGGTAACGCATAGGCCGACTTCGTCGCAGTAGGTACGACATTGCTCTTCAATGTCGGATGCTCGGCCGGCGATGAAAATAGACACCGGATAGCTGGCGATTTCGACGCGCTTCATGCTTCCCAACCCTCCGCCTTGAGAGCTTCGGTCGCGATCTCTTGATATCGTTCGATAACCTCCTCGAGGTAAGTAACGTACTCCTTACTCGGCGGGAAGGCGATGCCATGCTGCCGCTGCGCGATGCGTAGCAGAGCATTATAGATATCAGGCGTCATGCTGCTTTCTCCGCGAATAGGTCGCCGACTGCGGCCGGGGTAGCCTTGCGTACTTTTGGCAAAGCGATTGGGTTGGCTATTGCCTTATTCAGTTGCTCGACTACCCAAGCCCAAGTCTCGTCGTCAACCGGCTCGTCAGTGTCGTTGGCGATGCACGTGACACCACATTCGGCGTCGTTCTCGTCGTCGTCCTCGATCCGCATCATGGGCGAGGCTTCTGTCGCCTTCACAAGATCATCTACGCTCTCGTCCTTATCGAACCGCTTCATGTAGGACGTGCGGACTTTGGTTAGCTTGGTCGCGACATGCTCTTGCTCCGACCACCATTTTGGAGTGGCAGGGCGAGAACGGATCACCGCCATTTTCTTGAAGCGCCCCTTTAAAAAGCAGAGATCGCAATTGCCCTCAAAGGGGTACAGGCCGAGAATGAACCCCTGCGGCATAAGGGGTTGGATCGCTGCCAGTCCCCTCTGGCGCAACAGCGTAACCATCGACCAGCGCCCGCGAGCTCCATGCCAGAAGCGCTCAACTACTCGCTTGGTGGCCCCGGCGACCGCCATCGGGCATCCTGACACAAAGCGTTCAACACCGCTGGCATTTCGCAGAACTTGCTTGATAACGCGATGCCGTTCGTCGGCACGCAGTCCCACCATGTTGAACCAACGCTCATAGCCGAGAGACACCATTAACCATTTCATCGTGTCTATTTTTAGCTTTTCGGTGCAGTAGCGCCTATCCTGATTGGGTAGGTATTGTTTGCGGCGGATTAGCTCGGCGAACCATCTGCCCTCTCGATCGGCCGAGTTAAAGCCGACCAGCTCAAATCGCTTAGATGCGGCAAGCATAATAGCTTCACGCTTGCAGTCGGCACAGCGACCTCTCTTCTTATGCGGGCACTTCGCAGCGGGAAGCCGTTTAGTCGGCGGTCGCCATTCGACCCAATAAATTCTGACGCCCCAGCGCGTGGCGCACTCATGGACGAACCGTAGCGTTTCCTCCATCTCGCGGCCGGTGTTGGCGAACGCTACGATCACGTAGTCAGGCAACACGCCGCCATGCGCGCACAGCACTTGGTAAAGCATATAGGCGGATGTCTCGCCGCCGCTGAAACTCAACAGTGTCGGCCCATGACAAAAGTAGGGGCTGGTGAAATCGGGGTCGGGCCATGCAACTTCCATCGGATGCCGCTTTCCTACAGCTAGGGAATGCGGGCATCATACAGAGCTGATTCGCGTGGCGCGAGCAAAACTTACGCCCCATGCAATTTAGCTGTTGACGAGAGGCTTACACCGGGCGTAACACACTCCCACACACCCGAACCGGGCTGGGAGATAGACAGTGGCGACGAAGAAGAAGGCGACCGCTCCGGTCGAGACCGTGGAGCAGGCGCCCGTTACCGAGATCACAGCCTTCAAGGGGTTCGACAAGAACCTTGCGTGCCGGGGCTTTCAGTATGAGGTCGGCAAGCGTTTCGACCACATCGGCAGGGTCGAGGCTTGCTCGTCCGGCTTCCATAGCTGCGAGACGCCGTTCGACGTTTTCAACTACTACCCGATGTCAGCGGGCAACCGCTTTTGCGTCGTCAAGGCATCTGGCACGATTGGCCGACATGCCGACGACAGCAAGATTGCTTCGGCGTCGCTGCTGATCGAGGCCGAGCTTACCGTCCCCGAGTTCATCAAGCGCGGCGTCGCATGGATCGTCGGTGCAGCGAAGGGGAACGTCGGAACCGGCAACAGCGGCCATGCGGCTGCGACCGGGGACAGGGGCCATGCGGCTGCGACCGGGTACAGGGGCCATGCGGCTGCGACCGGGTACAGGGGCCATGCGGCTGCGACCGGGTACAGGGGCCATGCGGCTGCGACCGGGTACAGGGGCCATGCGGCTGCGACCGGGTACAGGGGCCATGCGGCTGCGACCGGGGACAGTGGCCATGCGGCTGCGACCGGGGACAGTGGCCATGCGGCTGCGACCGGGGACAGGGGCCATGCGGCTGCGACC